AACAAAAGAAGCAACAGGCATTTCAACAAGCAATGTAAAAAAGATAACCAGCACGCATACGAATGCTGGTTATCATAACGCTTTAAATTTAATTATTTTCCTTGTCTACTTGACAAGGGACGTATCATATTCTGGATGCCTATGCAGGTCTGCCATATTCTATTCTCCGACTTTGCCATCTCCGTCAGCATCCTTCATATATTTATATAACCAATCATTCGAAGTAATCGGCATTTTATAGCCTGCGGCTTTCGCCTCTTTGATTGTTACTTTTCCATCTCCATTTGTATCTACTTTTGCAAGTTCAGAACTTTCATCCGTAGGTGTACTTGCTGCAGTACTTCCGGCAGAAGACTTTTTAGTCACTGCTTTTTCTGTGGATGTGCTACTACTTTTAGCTTCTGGATTTTTATTATCAAATTCATCTACTACTTTATTTCCATTAAGAAGATATTCAAAACGATATTTTGAAGGGATCTGAGTTGTCGTATCTGGATATGTGATTGTTGCAACAAGATCTGTGCATCCGCCAGCATCCCGGAGCACCTTTTCCATATATGCCTGATCTCCGTGTCGATTAAGCGTGCTGTCTTCCGGGGTTATGTTATAAGCATTTGATACTCCGCCAAGCGAGTCCGCAATTACATGACCCTTATCGAGATCTTTCTGTTCCGTCCCAGGGACATCCGCTTCATCGTCATAATATCTGCCATTTGACTTTACTGATTCCGTCTTACTATCCTGAAGGGTAACTTTATCTGCAAGTGCATATACCAACTGTCCATACTCATTTGTCAGTCCCCAATATACACGGTCACCATATCCTATATCAACTGCGACATTCGCTTCGCGGCTCCCGGACATATCACCACCATCCACCTGAATGATTTTATATGTTTTACCAGCATAAGTAAGCATTTTCCCCTGAACAGTTGCGATATCGCAACTGACACTTTCTGAGGATACAGCAACGCTTTCTGTCTGTGTTGCCGATGCTGCCTGTGTTACAGCGGCACTTGTTTCTTCTATACTATCTGTACTTTCAACCTGTGATGATATAGCAGCATTGGATGCTTCGCTCGATATTACTGTTTTCTTTGATGTATCTGTACCATTTCCGGCTACTAGTATGAGTACAACAAAAGCAACAAGTATTGGAAAAATAACTCTTTTCTCTTTCATGACCTATCCCCCTGATAAATTAAAACTTTATATATTATAACACTTTTATTTTTTCTGATAATACTTTTCATACCACCTGGGCTGTCTCACATAAGAATTCTTGATGTTTCCATCTGGATTTCCTGTTTCTTCAATTTTATAAAGGAATCCACACTTTATATCTTCGTTTGCGCTACATCGATCCCCTGTTTCATCATAAAATGGACAGTTCCTTAGTTCCTTTGTCATCTCACATTTCTGTACCATTCTAGTTTCTCCTTACTTTTTTTCTCAGTATATCAGAACGTACGTACTATATTATGGACTTTTTGAAAACTTTTTTCTTCATACTGAGATAAATGGCAATATATCGAATAAGTTTGGAAGCGGATCTGCTATATCAAATGGTGCAACTATAACAGCGTCTGGAATCGCAGTACTGCAGTTCACAATCCCTAGCACAAATGGCTATGATAATATTTTTGTCAACGGTATAAATTTGGGTGGTGCAAACACCCCGGGTTCATTCACTTTTTCTGCCAGAGTAATGAAAGGTGACATCATAACAACTAATAAAAGCGGGATAAATGTAACAGAAGCAATAACGTTTTATCCATCGACATAAAAGTATCCTTCTCCACTTGCCAGAACATGCTGGCTTGTCATAGCTGTATAAAACTCAAAAATTGCAGATCCTTGAAAAAAGAATGCATCATCTGCTAAATGACATGCGATACCCCCAACAATATTACTGGTCACACCTGCAGGTAGGCTGAATACCATTTGTGTGTTAGCAGCTACTGATATTATTATTAAATCAACAAATAATTTAATAGTATGCCCTCTCATAATGTATCTGCACGAATTAATAGTTAAGTTTGCACTTCCGGAATTAAATGTTATTACGGGCGTATAAGCAGTTGCTATATTACCATTTATCGCAGTAATTTCTGCCATTATTGTTGTTGCTGTCCAGTGTGATGCTGTAAATGCTTCAGCTGTAGTTATTGCTGTAGAACATTTATATAGCTTCATTCCGTATATGCAGTAACTATCAATCGTATATGTCCCTGTGGGAGAATAAATTGGAGCCACTAAGCCAACCGTTGCTGCTATATTTGATATCGCTTCATTTATGGCTGCAACAATTGTTGATTTATCTGTCGTAGTAAGACTGGCCAGAACTCCCATTTTTTCCACTGTTGCATAAAGTGACATATCGATGAAGCCACCAAGAACATCATAAAGGTAATTTGTTCCATTGTAGATAACAACAACATTGGTCCCGACCGGATAAGTATCTCCTGCTCCCTCCAAAAACGCTGATGTCGTTGTAAAACTGTCTGTAATATTGTAAACAGATCCAAGGTTTGCTTTTCCTGGTGATGGTAGGCTTGCAAACGCATAAGATCCTGCCGCTTTATATGTGCTGGAAACTGCATTTGCAATCGCATTTGTCACAAATTCTGTGTTTGCAATCTGCTCCGTTTCTGAACCTTGAACTGCTGTTGGTGCTGTTGGTACTCCTGAAAGTGCGGCATTAGCAAGCCCAGCTTTTTCCTCTAATGCTTTATCAATAATTTCGGCATTAGTATTAAAAACTTCTATATCATAAAAATCCGTGCTCGCCGGTTTTGTCAGTCCGTAATTCTGTGTTTTTGTACTCATATAATCATCCTCCCAAATTTGATTTGCCGCGGATTTCCGCATGTGTGAACTCGGCCAGGGCAGCATGTGTATATGGTGTCAGCATACTATACCTGTTATACATGACCTTGACTGTTGTTACCATATTTGCCGGCACCATTCTGTCTATTATTTCCTGCACAATATCCAGCATGTTTTCCGATTCCATGGCAATGCCCGCTGTAACATACCGCTCCGCCGGATTTATTTCAAGTGTGTAATATCCTGATCCGCACATGGATTTTATTGCATCATCCAGTTTCTTTTTTGTATACGGAAGGTCCGATGCAAAATAACCTATTATTCTTCTTTGTCTGTCATCCACCGTATCAGATGCTTTTATTTTTATACCAAGCATGCCCTCATATCTTTCACATGCATCTGCATCCATCATGCTCATAAATTCATTTTTATATTCAGTTTCAAACACTTTCCAGAGTTTAGCTAATATAGTATCAAATGCCTGGTTCATCTCGCTGAATTCTTTTATATTTTTCAGATGATCCGGAAAGTACTGCTCTGAATTTACTGTTATGTTCATGATACAGTCACCTTTCCCAAAACTGGTATCTGCGTGGACGTGAGAATCAAATTGTTTCCGGCTGTATTTAATGTTGTGCCTGTAATATCTGTCACACCTGCAACATCCAGGACAGCACTTTCAAGCTTCGATACATAAACAATCGGTGTTGTATCTCTATCACCCTCTGGCCACACTGCTGCTATACTTTTCAAATAATCAGAAATGGCAGATGTTATTTCCGTTCCGATAGTATCCCAGCTGTATCCAAAACTTGAAAAAGATATTGTTGTCACAACATCAACACTAATTTCTTCCACTGATTCTATTGTGACAACATGATCAATCGGTGCAAAGCCATAACCATTGCCGCTCTTTGAAGGATCAGCCGCTTCCTGTATGCTGTTTACAAGGTAACTGGAGATTGCTCCATGACCAGAACTCATAACAACAGCCTTCACTGTCCCGGCACCATTCCACACCGGATAGATTTTACATCCCCCCACTCCATCAATAGCATTGATTTCTTTCTTATATGCCGATATGTTCCCTGAAAAGCTAGAAGAAGTAAAACTATCCAGATACCTGGCTAAAAGTTCCGTTTTTGTTTCTGCATCTTCCCCTTCCACAAGAACTTCTGTGATCGTTCCCGCCGTAAGTCCTTCCACGTAGTCAATGACTGTCAGACTCCCAATCATACTGTTTGGACCGGCTCCTGCTTCTTCGCATTTTGCTTTATATGTAAAACTGGATGCATCCATGATTTCCGTTATGATATAGGTATATGACTTCATGCTGAATCTTGTTCCGATAGGTACTGTACAATTACAGGATATTTTCACGTATGCATTTGTTGCATCTTCCGGAATTATTCCTCTGTCTGCGCAAATCAGTACCAGACTGTCATAATCTGCAGTTGATGCATTGCTCTGACTGATGATATAGTCTGCCTGTATATATAGTTTTTCCACTTCATATGCAAATGCCGAGAGTGCAGCATACAAAAAACTTCCCTCCGTTTTTATGACATCATCACTTATTTCTGCCAGTGCTGCCTTTAAAATCGTATCATGATCAAATGCTTCATACATTTTCACTCACCTCCACAGATCCGAATTTTGTATTTGCTGTGAAACTGATATTCAGCTTCGTTTCATTCAAAGTTACCGAGAAATCATCCAGATCAGTAATATATGGATTCATCAGCATGGCTTCTTCCACTTCTTTTTTGCATGTCGTTGTTAAAAATTCATTTGTCACCATGTGCCCTATGTATTGCTCCAAATCTGCACCATAGTCCCAACTGAATACCGGATACAGAAATCGTTGTGTATGAATGCAATTCCAAATCCATACTTTTACAGCTTCCAAGCCTGACACGATTTCTCCCGTCATTTGTCCCGTGGAATAATCAATCCCGTATTCATATGGAATATCCGTCACTTTATTTTCTGTTTCAGCAGCTTCGATCTGGCTCGAAAGATATGTTGGAAGAATGCTCACAGTGACACCACCCTTTCTAAAATGACATACTTTGTATCCGACACCTTAAAGATAGCAACTATGTCTCCTTTTTTTAACGCCGCGCTGTATGTGCTTTTATCTTCATTTCCATTTACAGTTACTGATGTACAGCTTGTCTCAAGTAGCCTGTCACTGATCAGCAGATCTTCAGCTGTCAAAGGAAATGTTCCTATTTCACATGTGTTCTGTCCTGTCATTGTTGCAAGCTGTACTCCACTGTCGTTTTGTGCTTTAGCCTGATTTCTCATCATATCAACTATTCCTGTATAACTGTTATTCACTGTCCGCCTCCGTAACATCCATGATCTGCTTAAAAGATAGCTCCAGTTCCATTGTATGTACTCCTCCGCTCCATGTGTGCTTGTCTGACATAATCCAGTATTCGCCTACTAATCCGGTTGCCAGATCTTTCACCGCCACTCTGTATCCTGACAAGCAGTTAATGTCTCCAACGGCTTCAATGGATATTGTCTGATCCGGTACTGTTTTAAGCAGAGCATCCGCTGCTGTTATGGAGTTCACACCATCTTCTTTTACATAATTTTTTTGAAAAATCCCATATGTGGAAATACTGTCTGCATTCAGTCTTTGTCCAATCTGATTTCCTTTTGAATCATAAATCTTCACCTTATTTACAATGCTGTCCATCGTCTCTGATATGGATGCCTTGCTGACATTTATATCATCCGAAAGATAAAAACTGGATACAAAAATGTCAGCCAGAAAGACATTCAGTACCCTGTTCTTTATCATTCCAATATAATATTTTCCGTTGATGACATGTGCTTTTGTATATGCTGCCATGATAATGTCATAAAATGCCTTATCATTTGCCAGGAGAGACGCTATATTAATTCCAGTTACTGCAAGCGTGCCAGTTGGGACATTGATATCTTTGCATACTCTGGCAGTTATTGCTTCTGCTGTTGTATTTTTGAAATTATATTTTCCATTGGATTCCAGCAGGTTTTTCATCATATCATATGCTGTATATGTAATGGTGCCTGTTTCACTGGATTTTTCGATTGCAAAAAACTGGCCAAAGAAGATTTCATCTGTTTCTGTCAGTGACAGATAGTCTCCCGTCTCAATACGTGGAATATTTATATTGCTGTCATATGGCGCATTAACATATGTGATCTCTGCAGATCTTCCGGCAGATAAGGTTTCTCCTGACCAGCTTATTGTCCCGACAGCCTCTGTAATATCATATGTAATATCTTTTTGGGGTTTAATCAGTTTTATTATCATAATCCTCACTTTGGTATAATAAGTACCTGCCCTGGCTTAATCAGATTCGGATTGCTTCCGATTGTTCCTTTGTTCTGGTTATACAGTGTTTTCCATCCAGATAGCCCCAGACGTTTTGCTATTGTACTAAGGCAGTCCCCCTTTTTTACGGTATAAGATGTCTGCTTCGATGCTGCAGACGTCCCGGATCTCTTTACTCCTGCGACCATCGGAATATTGATTTTCCTATATTCTTTTAGGGACAAAGTATATGTAACGTCCCCTGTTCCGTCATTTTCTCCCCACTCAAATGATTCTATGGACATATCAAGAGACAATGGCACTCCCGTTATTACAACGTTTACAGTGCCGCCTCTTTTCATATTCTCTACAATCGTCACACATTCTGCAGGCGCTGGAATTCCAGAGTATTCGCAATAGCTGCTGTCATACCTGTACGGGAAAAAGGAAGAAAAGCCCAGTGTTGTTAGACCCCTCTTCCCGAGAAGATTGATTTCTCCTATTCCATTAATTGTCAGTGTCGTGTTCCCCTGCGTACCTGAAACAGTATATTCCGCTGGAAGTACCGGTATCCTGAATATTGTAGTTCCCTGTTTAAGATAAAGTTGCACTTGGTACACCTCCCATATTTCCAGCTGCTGATTTCAGTTTCTTGTAAAGAGCATCTGCTATTTTGTCAATGTCTGCATCTTCCCTCACAATGATCTGGTCAGCCAGTTTGGCTATCGTACAGCTTATGGATGCTGATTTTTCTGTTTTTGCCATGGAAACCGACTTGTCGTGTGGATATACTCTGCTTCCTTTAGGCAGGTCAATAATTTCCCCGCCTTTTTCATGTACCTGTGCAATTCCTCCACTCCAATTCGATGTTCCTTTTGCAAGCATTGGTATGGTCGGAATATGTACGGCAAATTTCTTTCCTCCAACCACCGGCACCCACTTTGGAATTGTAAATCCCGCCTTGTTAATGGTTCCTGTTACCGTATTTATTGCTGCAGATATGCCATTCACTACTGAAGTAGCAATTCCCTTTATTACATCGAATTCCCCAGAAAAAATTTCTTTAACTCCCTCCCAGGCTTTTTTCCAGTTTCCTGTGAATATTCCGGTTATAAATTTGATAATTCCTCCAAAAATTTTTGTAACCCCATTAAAAATAGGCTCTATTCCTGTCAATAATCCGGCAAACGCTGCCACTGCAGCGGCAACTGCTATTGTGATTACCTTTCCAAATACATTCGCAACAATGGGTGCGACTTTCTTTACCAGCGCAATAAATGGCTGCAGCTTTTTGATAATGTTCTGAATCTCCGTGTGAACTCTTTGAAAAACAGGCATTGATGTCTGAAGTGCTGCCTTAAAAAGTCCCCAGTGTTTTCTTACGATGATTACAATTCCGATTATTGCAAGTAAAGCAATAATGACAATTCCTACCGGTGATGCTATGCCCGCAATTGCAAATTTTAATATTCCTCCCGCTTTTGAAATCAGGTTAAATACTTTAAGCGCCTTTCCACTTACCGTTACAATTTTCCCAAATGAAAATATAAGTGGACCGACCGCCGCTGCCATAGCCGCATATTTCATGACCTGATTAACCTGTGCATCTGAAAGCCCGTTAAATTTATCTGCAACTTTTGACACTATTCCCGTGACCTTCTCAAATACTGGCAGTAACTTTTCTCCCACCTGAATTCCAGAATTTTTCAGTTTGTTCAGTGCCATGTTCCAGCGTTCGGATGGTGTCAGCATTGCTTCATAGGTCTTTTGTGTAAGACCGGTTGATTTATTCATCTGATCCAATGACTGGATCATACTGTCATAGCCTGATCCCGAAAGAAGCGTCACCGAATTAAGTGCTTCCACTGATCCAAAAAGGGATGCCATGGCAGTTGAATTATCTCCAACCTTATTTTTTATTTCCCCTAAAAATTTTGTCCATCCGACTGCCTTCAGATGTGCTGCACTAAAATCAATACCCAGTTTTTTTGCTGTTTTAGATGCGTCATCTGTCGGTTTCAAAATATTTGAAAATGCTGCTTTTAATCCAGTGATTGATTCTGAGGTTCCTATGCCGTTTGCCGTTAAAACTGCGATTGAAGAAAATAGAGAATCTGTTGAAACGTTCAGACTGTTTGCGATCGGGGTAACATTTCCCATAGATGTTGCCATCTCATTAAAAGTCGTTTTTCCCAAGTTCTGTGCTACCATCATCTGGTCTGATATTTTTGAATAATCAACTTTTCCCTGATATGAATTATAGACAGAGGTCAGTCCGTTGATTGCTGTTGTGGTATCAGTAAATCCTCCTTTTGCGTCCATAGCTGCTGTTTTAACCAGACTTAGAGACTTTGCTGTTGCAACACCAGAAGAAATTGCTTCATACTGTGCATCCGATATGTCAGAAACACTGATCCCCATCTGATTTGATAGATCTATCGTCTGCTTTTTGATCTGGTTGATACTCATTGCGGAGGTGTCAGCAATAGTTGACACCTTTGCAATCCCATTTTCAAAATCAAGTGCCATCTTTCCAGCAGCTACCCCTGCACCGATCACCGGCATGGTAATTGTGGCTGTCAGTTTTCCTCCGACATCGCTGATCTTTTTTCCTGCCTTTTCAATATCTTTTCCCATCTTAACGGCAGCTTTGGATCCATTGGTCATGGCCGTTATGGTTTTATTCATTGGGGATGTGAAATTATCCGTTAGCCTTATGATGGCATCTATAACCCGTGACATTACTCTACTCCCTTTCTTTTTCCATATCAGTCAGTTCCTGTTTCAGAAAAGCCCGCGTGATGATCTTTTCTCCGTGCCCCATTTTGTAATATTCATGTGGCTGCCATTTTTTCAACCGAAAAAGGAGATACATGATCTGTATCTCCCCATCGGTTTTAATCAGTTTTTTACTTCTTCCTCTGCCTCATCATCGTCTCCATATCCAGACAGATCCGTGATCTCACCCGCAATCTTTGCAAGTTCACCTCCCGGAAAAAGAACTTTAACCAGTTCTTTTGGTGATGCACATCCAAAATGCTTCTGCAATTCTGCACTTCTTACGTCCGGATCAACAATGCCTTCTGCTGCAACCAGTGCATTTGCATCATATATTTTATCCATTCTCACTTTGCCTTTGGAATCAACAGTGTTTGTGGTGAGCTCAGTGTATCTCTCCCCTTTAATTGCTCTGACTGTTATCATTGCATCCTCACCCATGATCTCAGTCAGCCTTTTTGCTTTGATCTTACTGATTGGCATTTTCTCCAACTCTGCTGTGTCCAGTTTCATTAATTTATCAACTAAATTCATTTTTTTCTCCTCACGAAATTGAATCAAGAATATCCCAGTCTTCAAACGTAAAACTGTAGGATTCCTCACCTATTTTTCCCTGCTCCCAATCTGCCAGAATTGCCTTGTCAAACTTGCATCCATAAAGCACAACCCGTTCTGTTCCATTTGCATCCGGATCCGAAACTTTTGATATAATTTTAAAAGATGGAACCTTTCCTTCTTTCAGATTATCTGAGACTGTTTTCATGACATAGGAAGATACTTTTTTAAGCTTAATCTCTCCTTTTGTATCAATCGATACCATCTTCTTTCCAGAAATGAGTTTTCTCGGCATATTTACATCTTCATATTTTGGGTTTAATTCCGCTGAGAATGATGTTGTTTCTGCCATATACTGGTCATTGAACCATACTTCTCCCCATGTTCCGGAAATTACATTATCCGATTTAAATCCATTCATTTTATCCTCCTTATATTGTGATGTTCAGCACAATGTCTTCCATTGCATCCAGAATAGCAATTGTTGCCTTCAGATACACATAGGAACCTGTATTTGCTTCGTTAATATCCTGATCTTTCATTTCTTCCACATCTGTTCCCTGGCTCTTCAGATAGGTTCTCTGTGCTGCAGTATCAATTTCACATGTTCCACTTGCGAGCAGTCCTTCCGTGACCAGCTCGCTGAAATATGCGTTGATCGCTGTAACCAGTAAAAGTTTGTTATCATAACTATTGGAGTATTTTCCAATATAGTCATCCTGTGCGGTCATTCTGATATCATCTTTGACCATATCCATGATTTCTACTACTTTGATTTTCTGGAACTGCTCTCCCTTATCCTCTGTCTTTGTTGTCAGAGAATTCACTCCTCTGACTATTTTTACCTTTTCCCCGTCCCACATGAATACAAGTTTTCCCGCATCAACCGCAGTATCAAGTTCTGCTGTTGTATGGCTTGTACATCCAGTGTAATCTGTCAGCGGTGCATATGTTATGGACATGGTAAGCGGACACCCTGCAATCAGTCCAGCGATTCTCGGAGTCACCTCTTCCGGTGTCATTTCCGCATTTCCATTAAAAAGGCTGTCAGTTACATTAACAATACCTTCCGTATCGCCTGTAGCATTTGGCAGCACCGCTTTTACCATCTTATTCTCCCCACGCATTGCTTTAATCCATGTGGTGATTGTGCTTGTCATGGCATCCGTTTCCGCGGTTGGTGCCGCAAGCCAGTTAAATTTCAGCGTCTTTAACACTTTCAGCGCATCTGTATATTCGGTTTCAATCGCCGTTGCTGCTGAATCCATGACATATGCAATAACTTTTTTCGGCGTTGTCTGATACCCGACCAATGCTTTTTTGATATAAGACTTATTTACATCTGTCAGTGTATCCGGAATATCGGTGATATCATAAATAACATTCAATCCCGTTTTTTTTGTGTCTTTCAGCAGCAATGCTACAATTCCACGTTCTCCTCTTTCCACTGCGCTTACGCCTTTTTCAGTGAAAGAAATTGTTATACTGGGAGCTCCCATTTTATTATCCTTCCCTTTCCTTCAAACCATACGATATGTTAATGGATGATATTGTTTCCGCTTCCGGTGTTTCTGTTATCTGCTCATACCATTCAAATGGTATGGTGATCTGCATCCAGTCATTTTTTTCACCGGTGTAATCCATTTCTATATCTCCGTTACATGTCAAAAATCTGTTTCCGACTTTCAGTTTTATTCCAAAGGCTTCCCTGATTGCTTCAAACTTTTCCAACTGATCCGCAATATCCGTTGTCTCCTGCAGAAAAGTAATTTTGAAAGCTGCCGATGTATGCCTGAAATTTTTTGTTTCAGATGCAGTTTTGTACAAAATAAGCTCTGTGCAAAAACATGGCTTATCAAATCCTTCCGTTGTATCTGGTCCGTATATCCTAATATCCGGGTATAGTGTCGACATTACATCTCTGCACGAATGCATAAGCTCAGGCAGTGTTATCATAATTTTTTCCCTCTCAACATTTTGTCTGCAAACTCTGCTACCACCGCCGGAAACTTTTCTATCCATTCCATTCTGGTTTTTTCCGCATAATGTTTTCCGGCAACAAAACCTCCTGTATTTTTTCCTCCGATCCATTTTGCATGTCCGTTTTCAATCAGATGGAATTTAGGGGAGCTGTTCTGTATTTCAACTTCAGCTGAAACATGCAATTTCTGATCATATTTTCTTTTCCAAGCTTTTGTCACAGGCTTTTTTCCTGATTTATAGCTTCCCGGCATTCTTCCATTGCATTCTTTGATCCACTGTGCGCCCCATTTTTTCATTTGTGCATCTGTTTCATCCGGATATTCAGACACCAGATCCTCTATATCTTCTTTTAATTCATTCAGCCCGCTGATTTCAAAACTATGCATTTTTTATCTCCGGTCTTGTTTTTTCCAGTTTTTCCGTACACATGATTTCCTGCATGTAGTTCATTTCTCCGATATTAATGATGCTGTTAATTGCGAACTGCCTGCCATGATAAACCAGAATATCTGCTGGGGACAGTTTTTCAAAAAATCTCATAGTGATTTTATAAATCAGTTCATGGGATTCCTTGTAATATTCCAGATATGAATTACCGCGCATCGGTATAATTTCTCCGTATACCGCATGGAATAGCTGCAGTTTATTTACTTTTCCACCAAGACTGTCATCTACCGGAGTATACCTCCATATTTCAATCTTCTTTCTCAATCTTCCAGCGTTCATTTTTTTACCTATTGCGGCAAGAGGTTTACAGAATGCATATCCAGAATTGTTGTGATAA